CGCCGAGGATTTGCCCATCAATAGGAATCCTTCCTCTATGCTGACATTTCCACTGCTGTCGATCCTGATCCCCTCTATAAAACTTCCTCCGTTCAGAACTCCGATCCTTACACCTCCAGGTGTTCCTGCAGAATGATCTCCTCCTATCACAAAAGCTGTTCCTCCTGTACCTGATCCTGTACCGGGACCTGCTTTGAGTGTCACATTTCCTCCATTCTGGTTTCCTGTACCTCCACTGGCACCTTCCACTGTAAGGTCTGCACCGGCAGATGCGGAAGTGGAATCGATCATTTTGATCGTACGTGCACCATAGTTGTTGTTGTTGCCTATTCCTATGGCGTACGTGGCATTACCTCCAAGGGTAAGTTGTGATACAAGGGCTGGAAGGGTAGGAGTACTGTCTCCCATGAAGATCCGTCCAGATGCATCAATGGTCATACCTTCTGCTGTACCATCTCCTGAGATCCAACTGGTTCCTGCTGCGGAATTCAGATTGATCCCATAGACATCACAATCCAATGTTGCTGCAAGAGTGGAAAGATTCGCAGCTATGGTTATGCTTCCATTCCCATTGATGACCGTGACATTGGCGCCTGCGGTTATGGTTGCAGCTGTAGGCACTCCTGATACTGCATTTCCCACATATAACTGTCCATTTGACAATGGCGCAAGTGCGGAGAGCGTATCATTTGCAGATGCATACAGTATGGAACCTTTTGCAATGGTTGCCAATCCAGTACCTCCACTTGTCACAGCGAGTGTTCCAGTGGTGTCTGATGCCAGATCCACACTTGAAAGGAATGCAGATGTGCTGTTGTCACACAGATCGAGATCTATTCCACCTGGAAGTATCGCCAGGGAGATGTTGTTGCTCACGGTGGTCACGCTCAGCATTCCTGTCGTACTTGAAAGGATCCCTTTGAAGTTCAACTGATTGCTGTTCGTGATATTCACATACAGTGACTCTCCTCCGATCCCGGTCGTACTCATGGATGGGAACAGAGACAGTACCTGCAGTCTGCGTTTTCCTGTCACAGGCAGGTAATGGTTGGAATCTACAGAAGATTTCAGTAATACTGGCCAATTTGCTACTTCAGACATGGTTTAAAGTTCAAGTGTTTCACCTCCCATGGAGAGTGTTTCTAGGTTTATACTATCAGGTGTCCTTGTTTGTGACGTTTCTGTAATTGTGACCTTCTTTGGAAGTTGACAATCGATGCAATATTCTGCTATGAAGGCCAGATACGGATCGATCACGTTGTCCCCTGACAAAGGAAAGGGTTCTGTGCAGATCTGCCATACTTTTTCCAGTGCGAATTCAGTAGGATCAAGTCCCAGTGAAGGTGTCTGAGAGATCATGGTGTAGATCTCATTCTCAAATATGACCACATCTCCGAAAACGTATGATACTTCGGCATCATAGATAAGGTTCTGACCGGAAGGTCCACCCTCAGCATGCTTTACACTGCATGGTTTTCCCTGTACAGTGGTAGAATAGATCGGAGATCCGCTATCCTTGCAGTTATACAGGCATTCCAGTCCTTTTCTATGAAGAAGCCGTCTTATCAATGATGCTGTTCTCAGTTTATTGAGCTCACATTCAGTGACCATTCCCGCTTTCAATCGATTGAAGTACACACTCAGCTTAGCTTGAAGGCAATTGTCGATCTTTTCCAAAGCTTCAGCCAGTCCTTTAGGTAGACATGGACTTCCAGCCAGATCATAAGTACATTGTGTACCCGCCAGATCTCCACTTGCTCCATCTGTCCAGTACTGGAACGGAATGTTCGCAGATGGTTCGAAGTTTGAAGCATATCTGTCCATGCATCCATAGACAAGTGGTGTATTCACACTCACTATATGGATCTCCACACATCCAAGTGATGTAGTGACTGTCACTACGTAAGCTCCGTCACTGAGAGTTGCTGTAAGATCATCTGAATCGATGATGTTCCCAGTCAGTGTATTTTCCCATACCACATTCACTTCCTGTGTGGCATGCAATGTGATCGCCGCACTGTTCCCAGTGACAACTATGGAAGATACTACCGGCTCAGTACAGAGATAGAGACAGGATGAATCTCCATGGGTCGCATTAGGATCATAGTTTGAAGCTGTGGGATCAATGCATCCCACTATCCCATGGATACATAGACCACTGTCAATGGTCGCAGACGGATCAAAGTTCACAGCGGTCGGATCTGTGCACCCTACAGGGAATCCATTCAGTGAATTGCAGATGAGATCAGCTGCAGTTATCTGCCTTTCGAACATGTGGGTCTCACAGTGTTCATTGACAAAGGTCGTTTTCACAAGCAATGTATCCCCTGCAACCACCTGATGTGGAAGTGTGACAGGTTCTCCATTTATGGCATAGGTGTAGCTTTCAACTGCTCCTGAACTTGTCACTTCGGCATTCAGTATCCCTGAACATGGATCTATGGATACTTCCACATCTGTCCAGCAGTTCTCAGGTTCTGCAGGCTGATTCACATAGAACCAGAATTTGCTGTTACATCCTAATCCTGTATATTGGATATTGATCACATACCAACCGGCTGCGAGGCCTGTGAACGTATAGTCAGGATTCGGATGCGCATTCAATGAGGTTATCGCAGCTCCTATCTCTGGAACACCTGGTCCTGTAGTTGAATACAGATCGATCTCGAAAGTGGTCGGGAGAAACGTGGTTATGTCAGGATCAAGTATCGTAGGTGAACTGTCAAATACGATCTTTCCTGTGTTTCCACCGAAGGTCAATGCGGCTACGGCAAAAGATCCATTGTTCGTAAGCAATGTCTGCCCAGTGAGAAGTCCTCCTCTAGTGAGGTTTCCATGGGCATCACAATCAAAACATACTCCACACGGATCCACTGGCCCTGCCCATCCTACTGTATTGATGGAAGTTCCATCATTACATGGACATTCTGGAGGCTCTTGAAACTCAGTGATATCTTCTGCTGTGGTACGTGGGGGAATATTGGTAGGACTCTCTGATCGATTGGTCTTAGGTTCAGTGTATCTGGTAGGGATCTTCGATATCACTATCGGTATGATCCTTATGGCGCCAGTGGTGTCATCTTCAACTGTCAACAGGTATGGCAGTTTGGAATTTGACAATCCTGTGAAACTTTTCGTATTGCCTGTCTGGGTACCTGATGCCACATGATTCGTACCATCGGTCATTCTCAATGTGAATGTGAAATTCTGTCCTGAAAGTGCAGGATATACGGGCGCTCTACTTGAATCGTACCCATTGCTGTAGATCCAAGGAGCTATTTTTGGTGTGGCAGTCGTACCTGTCACACTTATGCTCATGGTCGCATCTGATCCTGCCATTTCTCTGGTGGTTCTGACACTTACCAGAAGGTCATCTCCACTCACGGTACAGGAATCAGGAATGAATCTTGCAGGTAGTGTTCCGGACAGGTACAGTGCTGGTATGGCATTTCCTGCGGAATCGTTTCCTGTCGTTCTGTAATAGTTCGGGGATGCATTTTCTGCGCAGACATAGAATTCCTTGTAGTCTCCTGATGGTAAAGGTCTGAGATACTTTGACCATACCCAACTGAAGATCACTTCGTCTCCTTCCTCTTCAAAAGCTTCTGCCCATACTTCTTCAGCTGTGGACAATCGATCTCCAGCTCCAAGTACATGTGCGAACATGCAGAACTGCGTACCCATGGTGTTCTCAGAGGGGATTCCCAGATCTTTTCCAAGTGTTCCGATCACATCTGATGAAAGTTCAATTATGGCTCCTGGGGAATCTCCTTTCCATGCTTGTGCATACCTGAATCTCTTTTCAGGATCATTCATAGGCAGCATTGCTACTGCGGATGGTGAATGTCCTATCGAATCCCCTGTGGCTGCAAGCATGGAATATGCATGCTTGGAAGATCCTCCTGCTATCTTGGCACTCCATTGGTATACTCCATTGAAACTTCCCCTCTTTATAGGAGGTGCGAATACCTCCAATTTCTCAGTACTGCCTGAGAGAAAGGTCATTTTCAATGTTCTTGTACCTGAGACCTTTACAGGGTAACTCAGAAAGATGCCTTTGTTGCTGTAACTTATTGCAGGATACTGTTCAGGAAGCAGATCTCCTGTCACATCTTCCAATAGTGAAGGTATGTCATAGCCGAAATCCTCAGCCCATGTCATTGCCACCCCAGTACCTGTTGCGGTCTGGGCTATATATCCGAGTGTATGAATGGACTTTTTCATCAGCAGCTGCATCCACATGAGTCAGAACACAGATCCACTGCCTTCTCATATTCACTTTTTGATAGTGTGTACATTGCTGAATTGACAATGACATCGCTGCTGATCCTTCCAAGATTTGTCTCGATGGCCAGTATCAGAAGATTCACTCTCTCTGCTGTGAGCAGATGTTTGTTGCATTTGGAGCATCCACAGTCGCATCCTAAGATGCTGGATACTTTCTTTGAGATGCAACAATCAAGTGCACATGTTCCAAAGGCACCTGCGTAATGTACGATACCGGCAGAATCCTTCAGTTCTATCTCGAATATCCCATCTCCTGTGCCTACTGTATCATTGAGATTCAGTACAGTATTGAATGATCCGTTACCTCCTGGAAGATTCACTGGTGATGTGTAGGTAAGATCGTTGTTCCTTATTGTCAATGTCGCACTTCCTGCGGCGCCTGACAATACAAGACTCATGAATCTGCAATTTCCTGTTATGGTTGCGTGTGCGCTCATCTGTTTGTATGAAAAAGGCCAGAGTGAGGACATTTCCCCCTCTGGCCTTTGATGATGAAAAATGAAGTTCCTTATGCTCCGATGTACTCCAACAGGATCTCTATCTTACCGGCAGTAAGAGCTTCTCCCGCGATCACAACTTTGATAGTTGCAGTGGAAGTTGCAACTCCACCAAGTGATGCATTCAAGAGAGCGGTGACATTTGTCACTTGTTCATCTGTGTCAAATGCATTGTTCGTGTAAGCTGTTGCAGGTATCAGAGTGAGACCACCAGCTGTGATAGCAATAGTGGCGGCACCTCCAGATGTGCACGGTGTCTTACAGACAGTTGTGACATTTGTGATGAATGCTCCCTTCGGCACACTTGCCGTTTTTGCAGGAGTGATCGTGGATACGGCACCACCATCGACAGCGAAGTCGTACGTGGCCCTTACAATTGTTCTTTTAGCGTATGCCATTTCAGTTCAGTGTTGAAAGGTGAATGATTACAAGTTGACAGGTGCAAAGGCTCCAGAAGCAGATGCAAGGTAAGGATTGATCTGACCTTCAAAACCGGCCTGATTCGCACCATTCACAGCATAAGCGATCGAGATCGTACGGAAATTGTCCACACCTTTGATCTGACCTACTACAGGGTTGCCCACGTACAATGTGTAGATGTCATAGGTGGTAGCAGCTACGATGTAACTGTCAGGAGTGTTCGGTTGAACTATCCTGTTGTAGAAACCTACATTGCCCTGTAGGCTCTTCTCGTACTGGCCCAATACCTGAGCATCACCAGAACCGAGACTTGGAGAGGTCACCACTGCAACAGTGAGTGTGGTACCATTTGAACCGTCAACTCCTTCAGACGCTGTAGACCATGAACCGAGTTCAGTGTCAGCTGTCAGAGAGAAAGTAGTACCAGTGATGGTGATCACAGCACCTGGAATGGCTGCCATGGAAGCTGTAGCGAAATCAACACCTACGATAGGATATTGAGTGGCCGCTACCAGATTGCCCTGAGCGATACCTGTCAAAGCTGAAAGGAATGCCAATGCAATGTTGTTCGCGGTCTGACCAGCTGTGGCAGAGATGCTCACATTCTTGCGCTTGAACTGTTCCTGACCCTGACCTACAGAAGTAAGTTTGATCGACATCTCACCGGCAGCTGTAGCAGCTGTGGCAAAGGTCAGAGAACTCACCTGAGGTACCTGGGCAGTATAGGACTGTCCTCGCCATTTGATCACCTCATTGCCTTTGATCCATGGACTGAAGATGTTCTTCACTCCTGTACCTTGGACAAATTGGATCTCATCAGAGTCCGTGATTATGTCCCCTGCTACCAGCGGAGTGGGACCGGATGCTGATTTTTTCAGGATCTCTACTGCTCCTGCATTCAGTACTCCTGCCGTAAAAACAGGGACGGCGCCCGTGCTCACAAGAAGCTGTCTCATTTTAGTTCTTTTAAGTGGTTATTGATGGATGAATGATGGATTTACTCTTTGTTTGAAGTTTCAATGGTATGTGTCTGATACCTTGGATCTTTTGTTCCTTCCAATATCGCATTGGCTGTCATCGCAACGATATCCTCATGAACATGCTCAGGTAATTCACAATCGTAGCCCAAAGATAGACTTATTGGCAATGGTTTACGTATGTATGTGATTTTCACTTGATCTATCATGAATACAGCACTGGAATACACATCTATGAAGTTATCCCGCATAGTGGTCAATGGTTCACGCTCGTTCGTAGTATTGAAAGGATCATCAAGCAGTCTGAATATGTCGTCCTGCTGGGAGAATCGGTTCAATACCTGAGTGATCTTGGCAGTCTGTGAGGTAGGTATGCGTTTTGTCATTGCACTCCTGTCCATGATCTTCGGAACACTTTGAAATACCTGAGTATTCAATGAGTTGTAGGACACAAGAGGTGTAGGTGTTCCGATGGAAGCATCCCATTCAAACCATGGGTGTGCGTTCATGTCCACTATCACTATGAATTCTCCCGGCACATCTATCGGTCCGAATGACTGCCAGAATATCTGGAATCCATTCCCAGGATTTGTAAGGATGTCGTTGATCACAGCTTGATTCGCCTGTGGAAAACTGTTCGGAACAAATCCGGATGTGAGCAATGAGCTTGAAGGTTCCCATACAGTTGCCTGTAATGTGGGTGCAGTTCCCAGTACCGTGTTCTGAAGACGGATCCCTGACAGATAACTTCCAGACTGTACCAGAAGTTGGTCCAATCTGAATGTGAAATACAGAATATTGGGAAGGGGTTGCAATGTGAAACCCATCTTTTTACAATCATCCAAGTAGATGGAACTTCTCTGATTCACCAGATACATGTAATCGGAAGGAAGTCTGAACATGTCTGTCCAGATCCTTCCGTTCACAAGTTCTTCTTTGAAGATAACGCTGTCAGTGTACTCCACAAGAAGATTCCTGAGTTCATCTATACGTTTCTGACTCTCTTCGAATCCTTTACCGTATATGTTGTTCCGTCCGTACCTTATGTTTATGAAACGCAGCATCTCCTTGTTCAGTTCCAGATCCACTTCTTCCGGCCTCAACTGATCATTTCGGATGGAGTTGATCCTATCAACCCGTTGCCTTACGGCTATGTGCATTTCAAGAACTGTCATCGTATAGCTTCCTTGTACTTGGTCCTGAGGATGTTCAGAAGACCAGAATTCTTTGGATTCTTGAACACTGTCACAGCTTCGGTCTCACTGTCTGAGATAGTGTCATTCATGTGCACCAGTGAATTTCCCATCTTGATCAGAACACCTGCCTCAATGAAAGAGGAGATCTCTGCACGAAGATCGAGATCCGGATCCTGGGCCACTGCGATGAAATCTGCAGGACGGAGATTCTTGATATCGAACAACATGTTCTCAAGAGTATCAGTGGAAAGTTTCTCCACATTGAGTTTTGCTTTGCTCAATACCTGAAGAAGATTCTTCATACGGGCCACATTGTCAGTGGATTTGATGAATTCACGGTCTGCAAGTTTTGCAACCTGTACATTCCGGTTCTTCTTCTGAGCTTCTTTCTGTGGATCAAGGATGTAGAAACGTTTCCTTGGATCTTTCCGCATGTTCTCTTCGCTGTCTGCCACAAGAATATGTTTCTTGGCAAAACGGTAATGGATGTAATCCATCAGATTCACAGGGGTACCATCGGGATGCTGTCCTATCTCAAGTGGTTTTCCTCGGAAATCCACAGGGATACGGAGTTCTGCCCAGAATTTACGTACTTCCTTGGACCACTCACGGTCATCGGGACGCACATCAAGTATCTCTGCAAGATATTTCTTTTCCTCTTCTTCGGAATCCAATCCTCGAAGTGGTTGTCGATTCACAAACACACTTGAAAGTTTTGTGATCGCTTCTGCCTGTACAATGGCAGGAAGATGGTTGTTCAAAGGTTTTGCCCTGAGGGTCACCACATGTGAAAGGTTTGGAACTTCTTTCACTACTTCTACTCGTTCGACTGTCTTTTCAGCCATGGTTCTTGTTTTTAGATTTATGAATGGTGGAAGAATAACCACCTTGGAAACCGGAGGAAGATCTCTCCTCCCCCGGTCTGTAGGTCAATTAGGATGCGATACAACGGATATCCAAAGATGTGTCGAAACGCATCAGACTGATACCAGCTGTTTTCAGCATGTGAACAGATGCACCGTCAACGTCACTTGCACGGCTTGTGTTCGAATCGAATCCGCGAGGAACGACTGAACCGGCCACACACCAACGGAGATATTCACGGTTCTTCTGGTTGATCAGACGAAGGTTGTTCTGACCGTCATAAGAAGACTGATCCACGAACACCATACGGTAAGACTCCAGAGAGTATCCTGTGATAGGGTGCTTGTCAGCAGCCTGGGCAAGAGCACCATTGTCGAACAATGGCATCTTGATCACGTTCACACTGTGGCCATCGATGTGCTCATAGTTCTTGAAGTACCCTGTAAGTCCCAGAGAACGACCTGAACCTGTGATGAAACGGGTCTCACCACCTGTTTTCCAAGCATTGGCACCGAAGTGATTCTTCAAAGCTTCGTCAAACTCACGGGCACCACCGGTACCAGTGTAGAGATTGACCACTTTCTTGGAAGCATCTGTCATACCGTAGAACAGATCACCGATCACATTCTTCAGGAAGCCTTCGGTCATTGTGGAGTAGGTCTCCTGATTGATGATCTGCTCCAACAGACCTGGGCCGATCACAACAGGTTGGCCATTCTCATCGGTCATGGTGACAACACCGTTCACACCGTAGGTACGTTGGCCATACCAGTAGTACATCTCACACTCTTCCTTGAACGCAAGGTAGTGCTGGTACTCCTCATAGTCCATCCAGAGTTTAGTGGTACCACCACCTTTCTTCGGAAGTGTGAACTCAGCAACAAAATCCTTCGCATTACCTGACATATGGTAAGATTTACGCACAGTGGTCAGTTTGTTGCGGACCTTGCCTGGAGCTTGCCAGTTGGAAGCATTACCACGGGAGAAGTCCACACCGACAGGGGCGAACATCTGGGCCCATAGATCTCCTTGAGTAAAGCCGGATGTAAGCACAGCGGCAGGATCAGGATTCACCAGACGAAGAGTGTAGGTGTAAGCGCCACCTCCGATAACTTCCTCAGGCTCCTTCATGATACGTGCCTGCTCACCTTGACCGTTCACGATCACGTAAGGGAACACGAACCATTTGTCGGGGAACACCAGTTCGAACGTGGAACCACCTTGACCAAGATTCGCATTGGCATTGGTAGTGTTCAACGGACGGGTCATCAGCTTCCGCGTCTGGATACGATACTCATACTCCTGATTGGCGATGGACTCTGAGTTGCCCATACCTTCCGAAAGGAAAGACAGTGGGAAACGCATATCCTCCTTACCTGCCAGGTGAGTGATTATCGGTGAGAGCTCGGTCGGACGACTGAGCATTGCATTTGACAGACTGTTCATGTCTGTCATCTGCGAATCATTGAAGACCGTTCTCTGTACAGAGATATTGGTTCCTCCGATCGGTGAAGTTATCATTGTGGTTCTTTATTTTAACGGGGTGGTTCGACTCCCGCAAGGCTTTCTTTTAAAGTAGGTTGTCAGTATCAACATCTTCAGAGATATTTCCTGAGGATGAAGCGTGTGCAGTATTTCCTTTTGTGCGTTTATCTGCTGTCAGACGATCTCTCAATGAGGCGGCAGCAGTTGTCTTCGCTTTGGTCTGGATGAATCCCTTCATATCCAATTTCTTGAAAAGAAGGTAGTCAATGGCAAGTTGCTGTTCGATCTTCAGTTCAGCTGCATCAAGATCCCGTTGTGTCCTTCCGTCCTTTGTGACAGGTGCGGAAATGTAGGTCAAGAACGCATTGCGATCTTTTTCAACGATCGGTATACCGGACAGATCAGGTGCTTTGGTCACAGTTTCCCGTACGGCATTCCATGTTTTCTCAGCCTCCTTACGATCAGCGTCTGCTTTGGCACGTTGACCTTCAAGCATCTCATTCCGTTTGATCTCCTGTGTTGCAACCAGGGCGTTCTTGGCAGCCAGGGCCTTATCAAGAAGAACATTCTTGTCCTGATAAGCTTCAAGCATGTCGTCAATGAAAGCATCATCATTTCCTTTCTCCTTCAGGTACGTGCGGATCACATCTTTCTGTGCATCCACCTTGTCAGCGGTCAATTCGATCTTACTGTAATCGGTCTCAGTGGACTTTCCGAAGAATGCATTCGGATCTCCACCATTACGTACAAAGTCCAAGTGGGCTTTCACTGTGGGATGAGCACTGAATATGGCATCCAATGTCTCATCTGCAAGTTTCTCACTGATGGCCTTTGTGGCTTTCACCAGACCTTCAGTGGAATCTTCGAACTCCTCTTCGAAATCGTATCCGAACTTGGAGATCACTTCACCCACAAGAGAGTCATCTGTTCCATTGTCCACAGGGTCCTGTACAGGGTCTGGGATAGGATCATTCTTGATGACGATCGTGTCATCAGGTTTCACTACCTCCACAGGATCATCAACGATCACTGCAGCAGGTTCAATTACTTTCACCGGTTCATCCTTGGTAGTATCCAAAGAATCTCCGATCTCAAATTCGATGTCTAGGCCGGAGCCTGTTGTTTCGATATGCATGATTGCAAATTTAGGTTAGTAGTATGTTTCATTGTCAGTACTTTCCATTTCGATCCTACTCTCCATATTACAGCACTGACCTGTTTTTTCTCAGCATTTTTTACCCTTGTACCCTTCCATTTTCCTTCTCAGATCTGACGTGAACACTCCTCCTGATCTGTACACTGATGGATTTTCCACCACTGTCGCAGCTCCATGGGTAGGTATCTCATGAATTCCCGGCTCCAGTTTCTCATAGGATCTGATCAGATCTCCGTTCCCGTCAAGAAGATCCATGTCTATCGGATAGTTCATTCCTTCTGTGGTCATCGGTCGTCCCTGTACGTCAGGGAATACCATTGTCCTTGGCGGACCCTGTGTCAATCCGTCTGTCATTTCCTGTGGAGTACTGGCGATCTGGGTCTCTTTTGCCAGTTCACTCTTCATCAGTTCTGTCAGACTTCCTTCGTATCCTGTACGATAGGCCTCTTTCATTATTCCTATCAGATCAGCCATTTGTCTTTGGTTTTGAAGCAGCTATCTTTTCCTTGGAAGCGATCTCTTTCGCTTTCAAAGCTTCAGCTGCTCTGTTGGTCCTTTCTTTCTCAGACAGTTCCCTGTCTTTCAATTGGAATTCCTTGGGATCTGTTTCTCTGTTACCTTTCTCAGCTGTCATCCGGGCTATCTCCAGCTTCAGTTTCCTCTCAGCTTCTCCTTCTTCTTTCTGAAGTATCCTGTCCTTCTCCTGAGAGTCAAGGAGATCTTTGTGACGCTGCTCAAGGATCCTTTCTTTCTCCACTTCAGCTTGAGCTGTCGCCTCTGCCTGAGCCTGTTGAAGTTCTGCAGCTGCTGCTTCCGCCTTGTTTATCTTCTCTTTTAGTATGGCAAAGCTTTCTCCTTCTATCAGAGCAAGCGCTGTTGAAGCGGATCCTCCGTTCTGAAGGATCGATTGTCCCAGTTCTCTGGCGTAGTTCGCTTTCTCAACTTCTTTGGCCGCATCTGTCACGAATACTCCCAGATCTGCAAGGGCCCAGCTTTCCGGATCAATGGTGAAGAATTCCTTATGTCCATCAGGCATGATGTACATTCCTTTCTTACCATTCACCCAAGCTTTTTTAGAGATGTCCACCATGTTCTGCAGATCCCTTCTTTCAAGTCCTGCGAATTTCCTGTACAGATCTTCTGTGATATGACTGCTTTGAACAATTGCCTGCTGACCTGCTGCTTTACCCTGGTACTGGCCCACTTCACCTCTACGTTGTGAGTTCACTCCGGACACATTCTCCCATTCCAGAAGTATGTGGTTCAGAAGATTGATGTACAGTTCAATGGTCTTTATGCTCAGATCAAGTACACTCTGATGCTGAGGACTCAGTTTCACACCTTCCTTGTCATAATCCACCCAGGCTATTCCGGTTCCCTCCACATAGTACATGAACTTGTCCATGTCCCATTTCTTAGGGATCAGATTGATGTCCAATTGTGCAATGATATCTTTGGATCTTGCGATACTGGTCTCCAGACGGTACTTGTACACGTTGTAATTGATCTGAAACGGTATCCCCAGCATCACCAACGAGATATTCTCCGCATTGATATCTGAATATCGTCTTCCGTTTATAGGAAGTTTCGATTTTGAAGGATTGTCGATGGATAGTCTGGAGTTTCCTACAGGTCTTGCATCCACGATCACATCCTCATCGATCTCTATCGCTTGCCATGGATCATTGTGCCATTCCCATTCAAGCTTGGCACCTTGATCTTTCAGATCTTTTGGGAGTACGAATCCATCTTCGACCTCCATGATCTCATTCTCACCTGTGGTCGGATCCATATAGGTCACAAATCCAATTCGTTTCAGTGATTGCCAGTAAACAGTTCTTACCCGGATCAATCTACTGTGGCTATCATCGAAGAACAGTGTGTCGTTCCTGAAACTGGAATCCTTGTACAGATTCTCCATCTGTTCCTCATCTAGAAATCTTCCCCAGTTCCTTACAATGGCTGCAGGACCCATGTATCTTGTCACGATGGCCCAATCACTGTCCTCCACATAATCAAGGTCAGGATCCAGATCGTAATCCACATCCAATGGGTTCAATACATCATAGTTCACCTCATTTGACCGGATGGTCCGTTCGGTGTAACATTCACCTGCTACTAGAAAATGGAACCATGCCTTCTGAAGCTTTTCATGCACTTCCTCCTGTTGAAGAATGTAACTCAATGCATGTTGTCCCAGTATGGCCTCATTGTCCACATAGGATCTTTCGAACATTGCCTCCAGATCTTTGGAAGAAGGTACTTCTTTGGATTCCTCTCCTGTTTCTATGCCCATGGCATTCATCTCATTCACCAGCATCTGTTGGACGTTGGCATTGATGAAATCCTGCTTGGCCTTTTCTTTTCGGTCCACTGCGTCCGCATTCACTGCGATGACACTGTAGTTGAAAGGTCTCTTCGGCTTCTCTCCTAGAAGGATATCTACCGTTGATTTTATGATCGTGTAGTTCCTGAGTTTCGAGGGGAAGTTCTTTCTTGTTTTTCCATAAGGACGAAGAACATAATCGTAGTCATCCGCATGTGTGAGTCCATTGTAGTACTCATACAGTCTTTTCAAGGTTCTTTTTCGATCTCCCCTGTTGGATTCAGACAGGGCACATAATCCCTTGACACAAGCTGTCCACCATTTCTTGTTCTTGGATGCCAATGGGATCCTTTGATCCGGAATACTACTGTACATGATACAAAGATACAATGAGGTCGGTCCTTCCTCTTTTCCGATTCATTTCAACAAGATCAGATGAATGATACCTCTCCGGTATTATCCAATTGATCTCCTGCAAATATCGTGTTTCCATTGTAATGATTCTCAAACCATTCCCAGTGACTTCCTTTGGGATCACTTTTCACTTCAGAGTTGAACATTTCCTGCATCATGTACATGCCTATGATCAAAGCCATGCAGTTATGAGTGACGAATCCTTCTGAGACATAGGTGTGGTCTTCTTCCACTTCACAATTGAAGACTTCTACGGCTTCCGCTCTTGTTCTTACTGCTTTGACAGGCGTCCAAAATCCTTCTTCAGTTTCCAGCGCTACAGTTCTGCCCCGAACAGTTTTACTTTTAAGTTCGTACAAGGTACTGTACTGACAAAGCTTCTCTGCGTACCTGGAAGGTATGGTGAGTTTGTGAAGCCCTTTATTGGTTACTCTGTAACTGGACCATATTCCATGATCAATAAGAACCTGTCGTAAATGTTTGATCACTTCTTTCTCATTCATTCCGACCTCAATCGCTTCTCTTGGAGTTTTTTTAAGACTTCCTTCTGCTTCAATTATTCCTATAGCAGAGTGAATGCAGTTCAGTTTGTAGTGCTTATTGTTGGCAGTTCCTCCGTATTTTCTGAAAAGTTCTGCGACATACGCAGAGGTTTTGGTCAGTATGTAGTACCCTTCGAATTTTTTAATGGTACTTGTCTTTTTAGTATTGCCATGCCCCGCACTGTCGTGCAATAAATGCAGACGATCTACTATTTCTGCCACTTTTTTAGCTTGTTCATACTCTTTACTGGAGAATGTTATTTTGAAGGAGTTCTTGCTCAAATGTCCATCTCCTATGTACCAGCCTACAATGTAGGCTTCGTCTGGGGGCAATTCAGGTCTCAGTCCTTTTCTTTTTGGTATAAATACGTAATCTTGAACTGGTACCAGTCCTTCTGCAGGTTCGAACTGTTGATTCTCTTCGTACCCCCAATGTCTGTTGCCGGCTCTTTTCTTTTGATGGCTTACAAGTACAGGGTGATCATGAGTGCAGACAAGCGGTTCATTTTGTCCTACGATGAAGATCTCAGTCAGTTTTTCTGAGAGACTATGGGTCTTTTTAGTAACTGATCGGTACCTTCCCTTATGGGTCAATACAAGATCTCCAATAGAAATCTCTTCTATAGGCACATTTCCTTTAATTGTCTGAAGTTGTGTTCCTCCTATAAGGCAGCGGTCATAGTTTCCCTTATGGTTGAATTTTCTGGCCTCCATCAAGAGAGCGGTATCATAGATCTTGTGCGCATTCAATGTGTAACTGTCATCGATGGCCCTCCCTCTTTTTGATTCGAACCAATCTCTCAGATAGATCTCTCCCTGTCGTTTCCTTGCATCGGTCATATGCATCCCATATCCTCTCTTTACTGTAGAAGATTGAAGATCCTTGTTGGAAAGCATTTCAAACTCAGGTTGGAGTCTATGTAGAAGCCTGAATCTTTTTGCATATCCGATCACATCTCCCCGGTCATTCTCAAATCCGATCTTGGCATTGTAATGCAATGAGAGTTTGAACAGGTTTGAATTGTATTCATCCTGCGTGTTCGGTCTACCTACGTACGAGGCCACTATCATGTCATCAGGTTGGCTCAATCTGTTCGGTCTCTTCAGAACATATGTGGCCCCTAATGAATTTCCTGAGGATTTATCCTGCGCATACGGGTCATGACAGATGAAGTACATGTTGTCAGGTACCAGTCCTCCTATTTTGAATGGAGGTTCATAGATGAGGACACATCCTTTGATGTCATCTTCTTTTCTATGAGGGAACTGAAGTATGGGTTTCAGATTCCAATCAGGTTCAAACTTTACCCCCGTCTCACTCTGTACCAGTTTCCCAGGTACTCCCAGAGATTGAAGATTCTTGGCCCGTACTCTGTCATATTGTTCTTTGAGGGTGGCCTGATTGAAAAGGTTGTTGTCGGCTTGAAGTGTTGCTTCTTCCGGATTGAACGGATGTTCTGAAAGATACTTGTCGTATGCTTTCGGATCACTGGCAGTCCTTGCTTTTGCTCTTTGAAGAAGTTCGAATTCCTTGGCCTCTTCTATCAGTGAATTTCCATCCTCATCTATGAAACCATCGAGTATCTCATATATCGGAAGAAAATACCCACACTCTGTACCGGCTCCTCCTTCACTCCATTCGTTCTCAAATCCCAGACAATCGTATGCTTTGGGATGGTAAAAAAGTTCATCGAGAGATTCAAAGCCTTCACCTGTGGTACCACCTGTTCCAAAGGCCACCATGGTTCCCAGGGTTTTAGAACCTTGTCTCATCGTAGGCATGGCCACTGACCAGGCTTCAAGAAGTCCTGGAAATGCTCCTGCTTCCTCAAAGAATATGAGCTCTCCCGCTTTACCCCTTACCTTGTCAGGATCATCCTTCAATGAGATGGCTGCTATACTGCTCTGCATTCCCATGGATACCCACTGACCTTTCACCTTCTTTTTGTATCCACTGGTCTTTTCCATAGGATGGTCCAGAAGACGTGGCTGTGTCCAAGCAGTATTGTTGTCAATGAAGTTCAGTATCTTCCAAGCTTTGGTAAGGATGGCATCTGCTCCTGACAGATATTCTTTCAGACCTGCGAATACGAAATTCTTTGAATTGCGTACAAGGAAGTAGTTCCGTACAAGCATTGCTGCGGCCTTGTAGGAATATCCTTTACGTCTGGCCTTCAGTACCACCATGTGCTTGCCATCTCTACGGCAGGTATCTATGGCATGGAAATACTTGTGGTCATTGTCATAGAATCTTGGGAAACTGTCAGTACGTTCGGCGATCACCGTACCGTCTTTCAGTGTCACATCCTTGGACAATTGGATCCTGCAATAGTTCAGATAGAAATAGTGGAATCCTGTGATAGTGATATCTCCCTCAGGTGTGGTATACCCCTCAAGGCATCTGCGTTTCTCCTCATCCCAGAAATCGAAATATCCCTGTGTGTTCTGGAGATGCAGTGTGTATCTTCCGAACTTGTTGAAGTGTTCGGCAGCCGGTGAAAGTCTCTTGGTGTGCCTGAACTTATTCATTGTATCTGTTCACCTGGACATTTCCGTAAGTGTCGTTCACGGAAACTTCTTTCTTGACAGCATCTTCCAGTTCTTTCATACCGTTGATGGTCTTTCCAAGTTCTCCAAGGATCTTCATATGTTTCAATGCATCATAATCCTCATCATCTGTCTTCAGATTCTTCAGCCACTCTTTCAGTTTGACCACACTTTCCATGGCCGCTTCCAAAAGAAGCTGTGCTGATGTGGAATTCTTGGAGTATTCCTCTATGGCTGTTCTCAGTGTGGGATGATCCTCGAACTTTGAATTCTTGAACACTGATCTGAGTATCTCTGCCTTTCTGGTACTTTCATCATATACCATGTACGAGGATCTCGGATCGTATTTGAAATAGATGTAGGCCAGATACTTGGGCGCTTCCTTGCCATAGTGTTTCACTACTGCTTTGAAGGCATCTATGGTCATACAGTATGAAGAAGGTCTGACCGCCAGATCACTTTCCAGCTCCAAAAGATTTTCTCTTAGCATCGTTCTTTTTCTTAGCTATTGCAAGGCATTCACGTCTCGACTCTTTTGAACTGAACAGTCCGAATCTCGGAAGTCTCACAGAATCGAATGATCCTGCGGATATGGTCTCTGCAACTGTCATGAGTTGCGAGGCCACTATCCTGTTCACCTCTTTCAATGGAAGATTGTATTCAGTCGCCAACAACTGGATCACCTCCCTCTTTCCCTTCGCCATCTTTTCTTGACCATTTCGGTGGAACATCGGGACAACTTGAAGTTTCCCATTTTGTCTTTGTCTCCATCAGGCATCCACATAATCTGCATCTTCCTGAATCTGCATCAAAGTTCGGACATTTATGGCATTCCGCTATCCTCTCCTTGTACGTGGGCACATCCACATAGCTGAATCCGTTACCGGCATGTTTTGCCAGTTCCACTGCAAATCTGAATATCAATGTTCCTACACTATCCATGATCCATCATCAATAAGTTTCCACGTTTATCGTAAATGACCATGATCGTCAGACCTGAGGTCACTTCAAAAAACACATTCATGATCTGTCGGTCTCTGTCTTTCGGACCGTTAGTTCCGGTGCAAGATGATCTCCACATGTCCTCTTTCTTCAAAAATCGGTGCCAGGTTGAATACCTTATCTTTTTTCAGGATCGCCTTCTTGTTCTTCAGTCTGCCAATATAGGTATTCAACACTGTAGGCTGCATTCCCAATGCGGCAGCTGTCAATCTTTTATTCTCCTCTCCGCACAGATCCCCATCAGAATCCAGTAGGGCCCCAAGGACCTCTATCTCTTTTGGAGACAGTCCTATGGGGCCATTCCAGAATTTAAGACGAGCCGCCGTAGTGGCGAACCTCACTTTGATGACTGTCTTTTTACCAAATTCCATCCGTCTGCTTTCAGTGTGAGGTAAGTATCTTTTTCCAATGCATTGTATCTCTGGGCAACTTCTTTCATATCCGGGATACATTCAAAGATCGTATCCAGATCATTCATCCGTTCTTTGAAGACCTTTTTCATACGGTCATTCTCTGTACGTGCATTCTCCAGTTCTTTGAAATCCTCCAGTGATATGGTGACCGTGCCGTTCATAGTACCATCATGATCTGATTCTCCTGTACCACTATCACCATTTCGACAATATCATTTTTTGATTTCTTGTCTTCAGTGTAAACCAATGCCATCGGCATCCGTGGATCCACAAGTACTTTTTTTCCTACCGATCCTTTGATCGATGCATCCCTCACCAGTTCTCCAACACTGATGACCTCCAGTATATTCGTAGGAATACCTGAGTCATCCTGTTCAATTGCTTTCATTGTGGAATCCAGAAGGATTATCTCACTGGGAGTTTCCAATTTACGGGGATCTTTAAGTACGATCCATGTGCCTGTTGCTTGCATATCTAAAGTTGTTTGTTTTTTCTGCCTGCAAATATAACAGATATTGATATGTGTTTATCTTTGAGGTCTGAAATCAAATTAAAAACTCATTCAAAATGGAAAAATTGACTTTTGATCCTGCCTTTGTTTACTTCACCGCAGTAAGAGAATCTGACAAGATTGTTAAACTTATTCCCACATCGGTTCTGATTCAAAATCACATGAAAGCTAGTGAAAAGATACTTGAGAGCCTGCATCCAGAAGATCCTATTGTTCTTCTTCACCACAGTCCTGAGGCCAAACTGAGATGGCACAATACTGCCATACGTCAATCATGTCTGCTTCCTCGTGAACGAGTGGCAGACATTGATCTTGAAAGTGCTTCTGAGTATGTCTTTATGAATGAGGACTACTTCGGTACCATGGATCGGAACTATCTCTTGCCGGTGGATACTCAGATGAAATCCATCCGTGCAAGTGCTCCTACTCTTTTGGCGTTCTACAGCGAGGAGAGTCACGATCATTTCAGGTTTACAGAAGAAGGTCTGAAGGAGATGACTGGATTTCTTTCTGAGAATGCCCATAGAATGCACAAGAAGTATCTCCAGTACCTGACCGCAGAGATCGGACCAGACGGTCTTCCGCTTGGAGATGTTCAACTGGTACGAGTAAGACCCACAACTGTTTAAGGTCTAAAATCAACTTAAAAACTCAATTGAAATGGAAAAGAAAAGTTTTGGTGAGGCCATAGAGGCCATGAAAAAAGGTAAAAGAGCGGCCAGAGAAGGTTGGAACGGAAAGGACATGTTCGTGTTCATGCAAGTACCATCTGAGATCCCCCTCGAAGTTGTTCCGAAAATGCAATCCCTCCCGCAGTCCGTCAAAGATGTATTTATCAGACGTCATGAATCTGTGAAAGAGGGAGCCATGGCCTCTGTAGATCCTATTCTGATGAACACCATCAGATATAAAGATCAGATAGCGATCGTATATCCTGACAATACGATCTGTGGGTGGTCACCCTCTGTTTCTGATACTTTAGCAGAAGATTGGATCATATTGGGATGAAGAAGACTATTAAGAAACACAAGCTCATTTTGGACATTAAAAGCATTCCTCACGGAATGACTTTGGAGAAATGGGCTTACATCTACAGAACTACAAATCTTGCTCTGTGGGACAGTGCGCTTGGAGGAATACGTCCTCAACTTGTGGGCAGAAGGATCAAAGCTCTGAAAGTCTGCGATGTTTCGAAATGCACGCCTACAGTTCTTTTGGAAAAATAAGTGCTACTTGCGGAAACGTCATGAGGCCTGTCTGTCCGGGACGGCATAAAGCGCAAGACCGGATAAAAGCCCTGTCAGAGAGATCTGATGGGGCTTTTTTTGCAAAAGAAACCCGTCAAGTGATCAGAACTTTCATGTTCTTATTCAGTCTTGACGGGTCAGGTCTGGAATACTCTTCCAGAGGATGGTGGAAATAAAAGGAATCGAACCTCTGCACAGAGCTCTTCAGGCTCCCGCTCTACCTACTGAGCTATATTTCCTTGCGCAGCCCTAAGGAATCGAACCTTATCCTGTGGTTTTGGAGACCACTTGGCTACCTTAGCCTGGAGTGCTTGGAAAGGCAAAAGTAGTTATTTCCCTACATTGAAGTACCACCTTCCAGAAAGAAGTACTGCATAGTCCTTATGTGTGAAGTGTCCATTGAGTCCTCCCCCAAAGTTCTTCTTTCCCACATATCCTAGCCCAACATTGACGACCACTGCGTCAGGAATGTTGTCTTTCCACAGTAGCCTTGGTCCAAGGCCAGCTTCAAGATACATTTTTCTTTTGGGGTATTCATGAACAGTGATGGTGATCTCTCTGCTTGGCGCCAGATACTTATAGGAAAGATCCGGTTCTCCTCGTAATCTGCCTTCCACTCGCATGGAGAGCATCACTGCAATGGAATCAGTTCTCAATGTATCAGAGTAGGTACGTATGGCTATGGCATCATTGTAGAATGAATCACATTCAAGTATCAATGCGCTCAGTTCATTCAGCACGAGCCATAAAGAAGCAATGCTATCGCCATGATCAGCAACAGGAGGAAAGACGGGAGTTGTGGGTCGGAACTGTTTCCGTTGCTTTTGCTCATCAGTATGTTTTGGTTCAGTGTCATAGCCTAGAAGTTTGATTATCGCATTAGTATCTGGATAGATGAATCGTACAATAGTGTCTCTCTGGCCCGGTACAGGAACAGAGATGGGAGCATTGCAGTGCTTCAGTATGCAGAACATTGTCCATATCAATGGAATGATGTAAAGGATCTGTTTCCAGTACTTCTGTATGAACGGAAGAATGTTGTAAAAGATACGTGATCCGTAAGCCAGTACGTTGGTGAGGAATATCATGGTCTGACTATCTGAATATTAGGTTTTCCTGTGTATAGACAGTCCACATGAAGCCAGGTCGGTGTGTCTCTGACATCTTCGATCCTGGTGATCCCCATTTTCAGTACCTCTTCCTCATGGTCAAGTATGAACTTGCTTAATTCTGCGATCGGTATCTGCTCCTTGGTGCCCTTCTTTTTGAAATCGGAATCAACTCCCATGCATAGACGGTGAGCTGAGGTCCATTTTCCAACCGTGCTCTTCGGATGTCTGAAGCCTCTGTTCTGAAAGCTTCCTCCGTAGTGCCAGTCATTGACCCTCACTGAGATCTCACACTTATACTTCTTCTCCATCTCCAACTTGAGCCATACCAGAAAATTCAAAAGGGTCGGATTCACAAACCTTTTGCAGAACTCTGCTCCGAACTCATCATAGACCTCTTTGGCCACGAATTCTCTAACGTCAAAATGCTTGTTCAGTCTCATGTTGTCTTCTCTATCTGTTTCTGGCCGGCCTTCCAACCCATGGCGCCAAGGATCAATGAGATAGGCTGCATCCATTCTATGTGTGCGAGTTCTGATAGGTCTTGCCTAGAAATCGATACAACCACCGCGAGGAACAGTTGAATGAGGATTGCAAATGAGCCGGTCAATAGCGCGATTGAACATCCTACGCGCATCCAAGATATCTCCCCGTTGTTGCTATGCGTTTCGATGAGTGCAGCCCTGAATGTCATTTCGAGAAGTATCCGTGTAGAAAACCCAATGTCAGCACATCGAAGATGAACAACATCGCGTTGAAATTATTGGAGTGCCTATTCTTGTGTTTCTCAACACGGGCCAATTCCATCTTAGGCTGTTCGGGCTCCTTGCACGGCTCGCTTGGGTGTATGCCCTCGTTGACATACCGCATGATCTTGCATGTCAGTTCTCCGTACTTCCGTTCGCAGGTGTCGAACACGTTATCGGTTGTATTGAGTGTCTGTGTTGATCGGCTCATTTTTCTGAATTTTCTCCCCGACCTTGTTTGTATGCTCCTTTATCCGTGCGGAACAGGCTTCCGCTTCCCGAACTATTTGCGGGGATACGTGGCCGAGGTCGGTAGTGATTCTCTCAAAGAACCCCTCAATGGAAACGAGGAGTTCGGTGTTCTTACTTGCCATCAACTCCACCTTCGTGACCATATCTCCTTGTAGTTTATTCACCATCTTGTACAGATAGGCGATCGCCCCAAGGGAGGCTATGAGGAGGAATGTGAGAAGAGATACTGCGAACACGTACCCGCTGTTATCGCCTGGCTGTGTGTTGGCGGCCTGATTGAGTAAAGCGGTCGAGTCTAGTATCTGTAACAGCATGGCATATCGTAAGGTGTTCCAATCCTTGTTCCATGCAAAAATAGGGAATACTATGGGTTCTGTGTTGGGAGCTCATCAATCACTCTTGTGGTCTCTTCATCAGTAAGCCATACACCACCGTCATCCTTGCCGTAGCTCACGTCCATGTACCATAGACCATTGATCTCAACAGCGTCAGGCCACCAATGCGTAGTAGGTGGTTGGCATCCACGCTTGAATGCTTGGAATGCACTGCGGTCGATTGCCACTTCTCTTGTTTGAAATGATAGGTAGTATATCATAGTCCGTAGTATGTCCGTTGGTTGTTCTCTATGATCAGTTCATCGGCATCGGAAAGGACGGAGTTGTAAAATATAGCTTCCGAAAAGTTACCATTGAATAAGTGGTTATTTGGAAAAGCAGTGTCCACTCCTATTGCATTGACCGCTAATGTCGTGCTTGTCGTTCCTATGACCTCTGTAATTCCATCAATGCGCAATCTGCCTGATCCCGAACCACCAAGTTTTACAGAGATTTGATGCGGGTTAGTGTTATTGACGGAGCTTATCAAATTACCGCCTAGCGTAATGAAAAATATGTTTACTGATGTTGCAAAAAAACCTCCGAATGCAAGCCCTGTACCGCCACCTGCTCCTATCAACATATGCACATTTTGATTTGTCGCATTTTTTTTGGCAACTACAAAACAATGAGACATTGAAACTGTCGATGGCAAACTCATTCGGCTTGAAGTACCATTAAATACAGCCGTTGGTCGCCCGCCAAGCATCTGCACCACCCCACTAACCACTATTGATGGCTGATTTCCAGCAGTAGATTGAAAAGGGTCATTAGACCCGCTCTGATCATAAACCACCGCAGAAAACCCGTTGCCAACACCCACGAATGCGGTCAATGCTGCCGTGTCCACGTCCTCGCCTGAAAATCCTATGGCAAGCTGCGCGTTATCACTTGAACGCCTTACCAGCATGGCATTGCCAACGTATGCCGCTCTCAGCTTTCTGGCAAATGATACGGCAAACACAGCGGATGTAGTAATGCTGTCGAGAACGAGTGCCGATGTTGCCGTAACTCCCGTCAGCCCGTACACATCCAATGGCCCATCCGTGGCAAGCGCATAGACATCGAACGCTCCAACAATGGACACGGGCCAGTTCACCGAAGCCCCCGCCTGTTCTGCAATCCAAGTGATGTCAGACCCATCGTATGCAAAGAAGATGTAAGACGTAGGCGTGAACCCCGTTGGCGTTGCTGTGATGGTAATGGACTGCCCGAATGTCGGTGTCGTGTCTGAAGAGGATACTGCAAGGGAGCCCCCTCCACCACCTGTTCCACTTCCCAATGCGGGATTTATCTTTCCTATCAGTAGCATCTATGCGTAGTAAACAAGGAACACATCTGTTGCAAGTGGTCCAGCGGTAACTGAACTGAATGAGCCTTCAATGAGAAAAGGAACCAAGGCCGTGTACCCGCTGAGACCTGAACAATTGCCTACAACTGCTCCAAGAGTGTACGTGGTTCCAAGGGACTGTATCGCTATGACTGTTTTGGCTGGATCTGATACATCTGGTGTTCCACCCCCGATGAGTATCTCGCTTCCACTCATTCCTCTTGCCGCAGAGAACTGGGCAATGATGTTCATCAGTAACTGTTCTTCAGTTGTAAGTGCCATTTTATCTTCCTTTTGAAATTGAATGCTTTGCAAAAGTATATGAAAAAACCCTCGGGTGCCTTCCTCCCGTTCTTTTTTCTTTTACGCTTGGGCCTTCATCAACTGTCAGTGCTGAAAGAACTTTCATTCTTCCTACCTATGGAGGTCTATGTGGTGTCAGTTCACCTTCACTTACCTATGTGCTTCTCTATACTCTGAGAACCTCCAAAACAGTCACTCGTACCCTCACTTCCCTATGCTATCGGAGAAAATCTCATTCCTATATGGAACTACCAATCCGACTTCTGACCCAGTACTGCATCTTTCGACTCCTCCTGGGTGATCTGACATGGTGACGTCAGGCATAGGTCGCAAAGGTAGAAATAGAGATACACCCTGTCTGAAAAATCCAAAAAAAATTTTTGGAAAATGGGAAAAATGTGGATGCATGCCCCTACCCATTAAATCACCCCGGTTTGTTCAGGGGTTCCAAAAGGGGCCGCCATAACCATCATCAAACACATCAAAATCATGCATAAGTTCTTTCTCAAAGCCAAAGGCATCAACGAAATCGGCCCTTGGTTCCTCATCCACAACGAAGTGGAGGGATTCGTCATCAAAGGTTATCTGCGTCCTACCACTGAACTCTACGAGAAGTTCGAAGAGGGCGCAGAGTTCTCCGTACCTGCGATCGTTGCAGGCGCAATCAAGTGGAAGGCATAAGCCTTCCATTTGCATTGTGTGTGGGCAACTAAGCCCGATAATAACAACCTGCATCCATATCCTTATATATAGGGAGAAGAATAAGACCTTGAATGGACTCTTGTTCTTCTCCTTGTATGTGTGGGAATTGAGCAGTGAAAGTTCTCTGTCAGCGAAAATTCGCTGATGTAAACTGTTGTATTTCAATTGTTTACTCTTGTATCCTAGGGATAATACACACAATTCCGACCATTTGGACCACTGTGAAGATCACACTCTCTTGTCATAATTACAGCACAAACTCATCAAACTAATCCATCATGAACAGCATCACATTCCAATTCGCACATGACATCAGAGATGGTATATTTCCATTGAATGTCATCAATAAACTCTCATTTGCAAAAGCGGAAGAAAAGCCATCTGAAACAGAACTCAAAAGAATGTATGAGATCTGTATAGATACAACTGAGATTCAAACTGAAGCAGATCTGTGTCAGATTGTTTTTCAAGTAGGTATGATCGTTCAAGGTGAGATCTCTTTGAACAAGCAGTATCCAGGCAGATCTGGTACATAGCACAAACATAGATATGGCCCTTTGGATACGAAAGTAAGACGCTTTCCTTCCAAGGTAATATGATTGTCATCGAAGCGGTCGATGCAGCTGAGGAATATTTCAGTTTGGTGGCTCCCTCTGCGGATAAATCCACCTATCAGGGTCATACCTTATTCCTATCATGAGGGAAGTAAAGCATTCATGAATATCGAGCAGGGAAACCAAGGCTCATTTACCTTTTGAAGTGGTGTATTACATCAGTACTAGTGTATTACATCACTTCCTCTTTTCAATTCATTCTTAAACTCATAAAGATCATGGATAACATGCAATTTGTAATGGCAGACAGGGTAATGATCCTTGCTTCATTTGAAGGTGATGTGCTTACAAGAGAGATACTTGAGAAACTCATAGAGGGTATCATTGAGACCAATGTGCAATACTTGGAGCTCTCTTTCAGTCAGCATTCCACTGTCATAACTCCACTAATCGACATTGACAAGGTCCTCGAATTCTTCGAGGCCTGTCAAGATCGAATTAGAAGTGAGAGAGAGTTTGAGATTGAAGCCATAAATAATGGCTTTGACTGTGCTGCATCTTATGCCGAACATCTGAGAGAATTGGAGGGGTGAGATTCCCCTTCTAATTACTCTTTTCAACACAGTTTGGACCTCATCTGAGAAAGGTCTATTGAGAGAGAAGGGCATTGTCACACAACCCAATGCTCTTCCTCTCTTTCTTTTACCATTCAAATATCAAACTCATAAAGATCATGACAAATTCAAGAAGAACATTCAATCGGGACAGGATACCTATCTCAAGAGCAGGTGTCTATATCCTTGGAATACTGTTCTGGTCCATCGTTTTCATTGGACTAATGCTTCTTATTTGAACTTAAATCTTCAAGATAATGGTTCATCATGTGAGACATAGACCTTGTGTCCATTGTCAATTCATAGCATTTGAATGTAGGTTTTCGGTTTCATGTACCGGTTTTGACTACAGACATCTTTGAGGGTAAAGCCCCTCACATATTTTCATTGTATTGCAAGGTCGAAAGACAGAAACAGCGTAAAAATCTCCTTTGTGTCCTTTGCTGTTAGAGTTAAAATAGGCAACCTGAAGAGGTGAGAGAGTAAAACGTCTACTCTCGATACTATTGCAATACGATCAAGAGACAATTAGCTCAGTTGGTTAGAGCCTCACCTTGTGTGAGAAGTCATGGGTTCGAGTCCCATATTGTCTCCAATTACATTTGATTTCATTGAGAGCTGTACAGGGCTGCCTGGCCAAAAGCTTAAACAAGAGCAGGGACAATTGATTCTGTCTCAATGCGATCAAACAATGGGCATGTGATCTGAGCAGAACTCAGCGCATGCCTTTCATTGACATCTGATAGATCGGACAGGATACCTCAATGAGAGGTCATAAAGCCTGTTGGTGTTGAAATAGGACTGTATCTGGTGGACTTCACGCACTGGAAGCTTGATGGTGATGCTAAACCATTTTCTCATTCATTTCATTCATTTTTTCAATTTTCAACCTTTTACCAAAACCAAATTACCATGAAAAAGTTTAATCAATTGTACACCTGCCATGTGACATTGGCAACCCGTGAATTCAAGAATCGCATCATTCAGATCTGCGATAAGGTGGGATATCCCACTGATTGGAACATGGGCAAGTTCGTAGGAGATGATGACAGCATGTACATCCTACTGGATGAGGATCTCGATTCTTTCCGTGTTGGTAACAATGCTCCTACTCAAGGACTCATCAGTATGGAAGAGTTCGAAGAGCGCTTTGTGAATGCATATGCCGGTGATACCACTGAGGATGAGCTTCGCATGAAGAGATTCTTTGAGCATCGTGTGTTCCCTGCCACTACTGTGGCTATTGAGGATCAACAGCACATGGATGAGCTGATGCAGGCCTGTTATGATCATGGTATTGAGATCTGTGTAGGTCCTAAATATGATCCTACGTATCCGATCCTGCTCGTGGATGAGCAGCTTCGGGTATGTACCACCAAGATCCATTTCCATGAGGTGAGCTCTAAGGAGTTCTATGCCCGTCTTGGAGGTAAAGGTGAGTTCACTCCACACAATGTGAAGGCCAACAATAACCTTCTTGAGAAGCGCTTCCGTAGTAATGGAATGCGTATGTCCGGTAATGGTGGAGATCTTGCCAGGTTTCTTGCAAACTTGTAAGGATACAGAAATCCCCATGTTCTGAATAAGACATGAGGTCCTTTGTAAGCGGAGAAAGGTATCGGCAGAAGGGTATTCCGCATACCTAATGGGAGGACATGTTCTCCAAACAGGAATACTTATACATGAGGATCAGCATTGCATCGCGGATCTATGATCAGCCTGACTTATGCAATGTGATATTCTCTGTGTACGTGGTCTATTCCTACGTCATCAGTAGTATCGCCTTTACTGAAGAACTGTTCGTGAGCATCAGGTAAGCTCTCTGTTGGATCTGCCATCCTCATAAAGGGTACATCAAGCCTTTTTCTTTCATTTTCAAAACACAAAACATGGAACAAGACGAAATTGAAGAAGTATTCATTGGTATTTCAGATCTCTCAGAAGAAGAGATCGAGTTGATGAATGAGGATCTCAAAGCAGAGATCCGTTTGGATTTTATGAGATCTTATGAGGACTGATCATGGCTAAGAAACGTGCACAGAAAATATCAGATCCATACATACTGCTTGCAAGATTGCGTAAGTTGTATGAGGCATTCCAATCAGATGCCGGATCACAGGGATATCATGTCATTGAGATCATCACTGACTTTTCCATAGCATGGAAATACGTTCAGTTATTGAAATCAGGTGGCATATTGAAACCTGGGGATAAATCCAAAGTGAAAGGAGTTCCCAAATTGCATTGGGTATCTTCTGTACCTCCCAATATTGAGACTGCTAAAGAACTTTTCAGAAGGTACAAGGCAGCTGATAAGGAGGATTCTTCTGATGAGTATGCTATTGAAGGACATTCAGGCATTGCTCATACTACACCTGTACGTGTTGACAATGCACAGGGAACTGTGATACTGACAACTACTGTAGGTGAATTCATTTTTCCTAAGAACATCATACTAAACATAACATTCCGATGAGATACATTGCGATCTTCTGTATTATTTACTTCTTATGCATGTTCTGGGTATTCATGTACAAGATAATGACCAAAAAGGCCCGTAGAAATATAGAGGATATGCATAATATCTCTGAGGCGGAATGGAGGTTCTGGATGTTCACTCCTTTTGTGAACATGTTCATTGCATTCATGTGTCTCACTGTATTGGTACAGTCCTTATGGCTTACTTGGAAAGAGATCACTGAGATCAATTTCTTCAGGTCCATTCAGATCCTTCCTAACATTCTCTTTTCATTAGGTCCATTCTCCATTGCGATAATGTTTCCTTTTTATGGTACTCTGGTCATCCAGTTCAGAGAGACTGAGGAAGAGTGATACTTTTTAATACCTCTCTGTCCTGGTACCAGGTGAAAGACCTATGCCTTTCATAGGCTCATAGCGATGCAGGTCATCCTTGTGTATTTCAGATCAGTGCTGTATTGAGAATAGTGGTACGTTCCGGGGCCACTTTAAAAAAGACCCGGAACATCATTTTTTAAACATTTCATACATACTAACATGGCCAAGCCAGAAAAAACCGTTGCCCAACTTTTGGAAGATCTGAAAGCTGGTGATACATTGCTTGTTCAAGCAGTGCGTACCAAAACCGACAAGATTCAGCTTGAATTGGCCGAAAAACTTGGAGGTGAGGATACAGTCAACCTTCTGCAGGTCTTCAATGCTGACGATGATCGCTTCAAGCGTTCTGCCCGTAGAGCATGGTTGACCTCCACAGTAGCTCAAGCTGCAATTCACTTCAATGTGAATTTCGGTGATGATGCTGATTGGAAAGTTGATGCTGCCACCGGTAAGGAGACATTGGAGCTCGGAATCCTCAATCCTACCATCATGGAAGGAAAGATCCGTCTTCGTGTACAGGTCACTGAGACCACTACTCCTACAGCTTACCAGGCTGAGAATTCTGATATTGCTGCGAAGCGTAAAGGAAAAGATGGCGATTTCATTACCTGCAAAGGCAAACGTATCTACAGCAATACGACTGTAGTGCCTTGCAAAGTAGGCATGGAACCTATGCATTTGTTGCTTCAATCCGATGTGGCCGTAGTACCTGTCCCAGGTATTGCGGAAATTGTCGATGAGTCTCGCATGTAAAGGTTCTCACATGGTGGGGGAGAGATCTCCCACCATGTACCAAAAGTGGACTGAACATCGAAAACCACTCTAAAAATTGGATATGCAGTGTAAGCTGCATCGTATTGTTCCCTTGAGAAAGGAATAAATTAAACCATGTATTGCAACTGTGGCAGCTATAATCAAAGATAGTGGGCAGCAAACGGGTAATACAGCCGAAGCTACGAAATTCGTAGGTTACAGAGTGTGTAGGCGATTCTTTGACAATGCGAATGAGTTCTCAGCAAAAATGATAAGATCAGTGACAACAAGTCGCAGAGGTCACCTGATACACAGCTTCCGCGAGGTGAACCTGTCATATCAGCTTAATTCCTGCTTTTGTGGAGTGACGCACCATGCTTATCAGGCCCTATTCTTTACAATGACAGGTGAGAACCGATTCCTTAGGGAATAGTTGTATCTGAAGGGCGCTAAAATCTAACTTTCACCTTAATTTTTTCAAAATGAAAATACGTACAATGTTACTGGGAATGCTTGTTCTGATCTCTTTTACTTCTTGTTATGAGTTTCAACGGACTCAGCACGTACTTGATGCCAAAGCCAATGGTGAGGCCATTCTTGTTGAAGCTGAGAGCTCCAAAAGAGCCATCATTGAAACAGCCAAAGCTGAGAATGAATCTGCAACGTTGCAAGCAGAGGCCAAGATCAAGATCGCTAAGGCGGAAGCTCAAGCTGAGATTGAAAGAGCCCATGGAGTTGCAGAAGCCAATAGGATAATTGGAGAGAGTCTCAATGGTCGTAGTGAATACCTGAAGTATCTTATGATACAAGGTCTGAACAATGGCTCTGGAGAAAGGATCTATGTACCTACAGAGGCCGGACTTCCAATATTGGAGGCCAAGTAATGCGGACATCAATAGCTTTAATAGGATTTGTGGTAGTGATCATCCCTGTAGGGGTGATCATTTACCGCGAATTGATCAGGTACTTACGAGAAAAATAAAGTCAAACCTTTTTAAAACCATATCATGAGATACATTCTTTTTTCAATGATGTTTCTGTCCTCTCTGAGTACCTGGGGACAAGGATCAAATGTCATATCTTCTATGACAAATGCAGCTGCGGCTGCAATGGCTGAAACAGATTCAGCAGTGACCAATGTACTTGCAGAAGCAGATACGATAGTCAGTACAGTAGATACTTCTTCCCTGTACAGGACAATATACAATGATGCCAAAGCTGGTCTGAAAGGACTTGCTTCAGCTTTGTCTGTCGGAGTGGAACATGTGTACATCGTACTTGTGAAACAACAAGTGGTAAAAGCCATTCAATGGATCATATTAGGATTGATCCCTATGATACTTTTCATTGTATTTGGAAAACCTATATGGAGATGGGCTGCTAAAAACGCACAAGAATCTGATGGCTTTTCAATATTCTTAGCTGGAATATTCTTTGTGACCACTTTTATAAGTATGATCGTAGGTATCTTTCATATAGATGTGATCATCACAGGTTTTGTGAATCCTGAATATGGCGCCATGGAACAGATCATGGAATGGGCTAAAGCCGGTATTTCCTCCGGATGTTCAACTTGTGGTGAATAGCTATGGAATTTCATGTAGGAGGTACTTTTAAAATTGTAGCTTATGACAAGGAGTTGGCTACAATAATTTCTGTCACTGAACATCGTGTTTATTATAAGTATGCTACTGGAGGAACTAATGATTGGTTTATAGAAACCATGAAAAACATGTTCAGTTCTGGAAAATTCATAGATTACAATCCTTTAGGATCTCAATATGATTTTCAAGTAGGAGATACTTTTTTCTCTAATGGATCAGATTGTACATGCACTATAAGCAGTATAACTCAAAATTCCTTAAGAATAAATCGTGAAGGAAAAAGTCAATTTGTAAGAGATATCGCTACCACTATTGATTTTTTTAAACGCGGTACATATCATAGTTACGTTTCAATCAAATCAAATCAATCAAACGCCAATGGCACCAAAAATGAAAACCAAGACAAGACTCGAACTTCTGACACAATCGGACGAGCAGAAAAATGTGGATCAGCAATTGCATCAAGCATCCGTGGACAAATTGAATCTGGAGAGAGATATTCTGGAAACAAAATCCAAGGTAAAACAGTTGCAAGCAGAATTACTCATGTTGAAATCAGCTCCTGCGCTATCAGCAGCTGATGTGATCAGCACAATGAATGCATTGAAAGGCTACGAAGAGGGCCTGGTGCTTCTAAATCAACTCAAGGAGGAGCTTTTCCCCTCCACTTGATTCCCTGCAGAGTAGGGATAAAGATCATGATCGTTAAGCGGTCCAAGACGCAGGCTTGAAAAGGCTTGAAACACAGGTTCGAATCCTGTTCATGATCCAATAATACTATCTGAGCAACGTCTTAGATATTCAATTTTCATTCACTTTAATCAAAACAGACATGGCACATGAACTTACAGGAAGATTCCTGAAAGCTAAAAAAGATAGACCTGTAGGTATTGCGATACAAATAGGTGAGTTTGTAGAGATACAAGCTAATGGTAAGGGTAAGACCCATAATGGATCTAATTGGAATTGTATTCCTGTACAATCAGATTATTTTGAGCTTATGCCAAAAGGTTTTAAACCCTCTTCAACTGTAGATCGATCTTCATTGAAATATCCAGAAAAAGGAGAGTATTTTGTCACATTACAAGTGGAAAGTTCTTCAGGTACTGCATGTGCTAAGAACAATTTCGTTTTCAAACAACGTGAAGATGCTGATTTCAGCAAACCTGTAACAGATATCCGTGGTAGTTCTGGAAATAGTAATAGCTGCATATCTTTTGATCTGAAAAGAGATCTGAAAGCATGGAGATTTGCTACTAAGGAAGAGATCGCAGCGTATGACAGATTAGGAATTCCTTATGATGTCACTACTCTTAAAGCTTCTTCTGTTTTTAAATTTGAAATAGGAGATATTGTTTGTGTCACTTCAAGAGGTAGAGGGCATCAGGATACAAGCAATAGAGAACTTACTATTGTTGAAAGGGGGGAAACTGCTTATTGTAAGGGTGTTGGATATAGAGTAGAGCCTCCTACAGGAAATGCTTTGAGCAGTCAGTACAAAGGATTCAATGGTGAAGATTCATATACCTTAATAAGAAAAGCATCAAAGTCAATGGAATCAACTCTCGAAAAAGCTGCAAGGCTTTATCCTATAGGTACAGTGTATATTCCTTTAGATACTGCTGGAGATCCTTATAGTGATGAATATCGATCAGAAAGAGCTCCTAAAGCATTAGATCTTGGTATAGATGTCGGATATGGATATGTATATCATTATGCTACAGCTGAATGGGCTGAAGTAGTTACTAAAGATGCTACAACTACTGAAACAGAACCAGTTCCTTCCATACATCATGGAGGATTCAAAGTAGGAGATAAGGTTTCCTGTGCTGGAATGTCCGGAGTAATAGTAGGTTTTGATACTGATATAAGTGGAAACATCTGTGTGGAAGCAGGTAAGGAGCCAAGAGAGGCAAGAGAAACAAATAATGGTCTCTATAATGAACTTGGTGAAAAGCTTCCTACATTCATGACCATTGATCGTAGATGGAGAACTGCATCATCTCTTACGCTTATCTCTTCTGTTTCTTCAGAAACAAAATCTGAAGAAAAACCAAGTACTGAAGAATCTGTAGAATACATTGAATGTATCAATTCTGGAAAATCTTATTCTTCACATTCAAGAGCTGAAAGTCTTGGTTGTACCAGATATGCTAGGAAGTCATTGACCGAAGGAAGGATCTATAAGGTCATTCGAAAGGTTCAAATAAGTGATAGGACACCTGGTTACTCCTGTACAGATGGAGAGTTGGACTATCTGATATCTGAAAATGGTACAAGACGATCAACTTTAAGTGCTTATGAAGCTCAGAACAAACTTTCTCAACCTGCAAAAAACATGACACCTTCAGAAAAATTAGGATACAAGATCGGAGATCTGTTCAGAGTGGTCAATAGTGGAAATTTTTCCACAGGAGAGATCATTCGTTTTGGAAAAGATGATGGAAGTATCTGTCCCAGGTTTACAAGTGTTACTTCTGGTAGAACGGCTTACAAGGATCTGAATTCCCTTGAACGATATGTTCAAGAGTACTGGTATTTCAATGATGCAACTATTACTGAGTCTGAATTTGCTGATATTTTGGAATCTCTTACAAGAAACGGATACAATTTTAGAAAACATGCTGGATTTCCCTTAAGTTTCTCAAGTTTTAAAGCTGGAGGATATTTGAGAGCTGATGATTCTTTTCCAATGACATTCAGTATTGACAATAATAGTCAAAGTGCAGATGTCCGTAAGAGTCGTAGTGATTTTGGACTGTCTGCAACTCCTGCAGTAAAACATTGGATCCCTGAAGTAGGAGAACATGCTGTAATGCTTCATGCTGGTGGATATGGGTATCATCCTGACAACAATGGTTGTGTGGCTTTGATAAAATCTGTAGGTACTAGGTCTTTAGGTTACGGTAGTAAAAAACGTACAGTTCCTTCCATAGGAGGTACGATACTCAATCCTAAAAGATCTACAGATTCAGTAAACTTCACAAATATTCCTGTACATCTGGAAAATGATAAGGTCATCTGTAGAAAAGCAACTTCTCAAGAGATCTTAGCTGCGCAGAATGTTCGTAGAGTTCCTGATCTTTTAGTAGGTCACTGGTACAAGTACAAAGGTTGTTATCTGAAATTTGATAGGATCACTTCTGAAAATATCGTAAAAAGTTCAGAGCATATCAATGCTGACGGCTTTCACATTACTACAGATGTTGGTTGGGGAACTTACGATAGTATTTTTCAATCTCTCATTGTTCTTATGACCTTTACAGATATGGAAAAGGTCTTTGAAGCATTCGGTATCAAAGATATCCATCCTACATATCGTGATCTGGTACCTGGAGTCTGGTATTCCTCTAAGAATTCATACAGTTCCAGATCAGATTGTTTCAAATTTCATCATATGCAAGGAGAAACTCAAGTTTTTTACTCGGAATGTGTCATAAATGATACATGGAGAAATGGAATGGACGATTGGGGAATGGTTAAAGATCTGTATGTGACCCCTAAAGAACATCTTCATAGATTTCTTCCACATGATCATCCAGACCTTTCTACAGGAACAGCATCTTCAGGAAATGCTTTGAGTACATTGGAGCTTCTTCCAATGCGTGTGAAAATCTAATAAAGGCGGTCACTTGCCTCCGAGTGTGACAAACTAAACTTTCAAAACTCTAAAAATGAGCACTGAAAAATCAAAATTGACGCTGGCAGAGCGTATCTCTGCTTTTTTGAAGTCAGGTGATGACGGAAAGATCAACAGTTTCTTCATGCGTGAGAAGCGTAATCTGCAACGTGACATCGACACGGCCAAGAAGAATAAGACTTTTGTCGATCATGCTCTGGAACAAGAGCTGGATTCTTTGCGTGACCGTTTGGAAGATGCCACTGCAGCTGTACAGGCAGCGTATGAGGACATCACTCCGGACTCAGTGAAGTCCAATGCCGCTCAAGATGAGTTCTCTACCATCTACTGGGGCAAGATCGAGCGTGCAGAAAATGCTGTTGAGGCATTGAACGGTAAAGTGGAGCATGCCACTAAGACTGCTGAGGACAAGCACAAAGCGCTTGATCTGCAGATCGCAAAGTTGCAGAACCGCATTGACGTAATCGAAGGTAAGAAAGCCTAAGAGGATACATCCTGCGCAGATGATCACAAGGGGAAGGTCTTAAGGATCTTTCCCTTTATTCATTTTCAAACAATTCATTTCAACTTTTCAAAAAACACTTCACGATGAAATTTCTTCTTCCCATTCTATTCTCACTTTTCTTTTTGGAAGCAAATGCTCAGGAAACCACTGAGACAGTTTCCTCTTTTACCATATTGGAATTGTTCTTTGGAATAACTTCTGTGGCTCTTTTTATTGGAGTGATCTTTTTCGGTATAGTGTATTATCTGGAATCGACAAAGGTCTCTGCTCTCAATGCAACAAACAAGGTTCTTACCGGGCAATTGGAAGCCAAACGGAAAGACAATGAATCTCTCGAAACCCTATGTGCTGATAGAGCTGATGAGCTCGGAAGGGCCCGTACAGAAGCAGAGAAGAGTCAGATGATCATCAAGAATCTACAGGACATGCTTGGTAAGGCAACTGACGCTTTAAAGCTTTCTTCGGATAAGCAATTTGAACTGTTCTCAGAAATTGAAAAGTGTAAGAATGATCCTTATTACTTCTTTACGCATTACGTTACTGTGAATGGTCAATTGGCCACTACTGAAATGTCCAAGGATCATTTCAACAGTCTGTTCCTTCAAGTGATGCATTCCCCTGGGATAGAAATAGAAGCTACTGAAACCCTTGTGGATATGAAAAAGGCTGCTAAACCAGCCTCAAGTCCTAGACGTACAAGGTCACGGAGCTCTAAAAGCAAGTAGAACATGGAAAAGTCACATTTTCATGAAGTGAGCACGGACGATCTGAATATAATTGTCCTGATAGCTCAGAACTCTGAGGGAAAATCCAAATATGGAGACAGTTTCCCTTCTCTTCCTAAATGTCTCCGGAAACGAAAACTTCCTCCGGAGTCAGGACACACATCAAGTGTCATAAGCGGTTATACAAAACGGGTCCATAATTTTCTATCCGACCGTAAAAAGGAAATCTCATCTTCAAAAACAAGCAACTGATGCTTTATCAATCTGGAACAAAATTCAATCTTATAAGCAATTCTGGAAAAGTCCTCAAGACTCTTCCACAGGGATTCTATAAGATAGTCATGACACAGCATGGCATGTGGCTTGAACAAATGCAGGATCCTATTACTGTAGGACTCTCAGGAACAGCCAAGATGGCTTTGGAGACCATGGTGATACTATGGAATGGTTCAACTGAAAAGAATCCTTCTGTGATGCTCTCAGGTACTTCAGGCAATGGTAAGACCCAGACAGCTTTCAATACAGCTAAAATTCTTGGCCTTCCTACTATCCTGGTACAGGGAGAACACCCTGATCATATCATGGATATTCTTGAGCATGTGGGTTGTCCTGTTATGCTTCTGTTCGATGAGTTCGAAAAGAACTACTCTACGAACAATGACAAAGAGAATGATCCTTCGAACAGTATGCTTACATTCCTTGATGGGATGCAGACCCCTGTAAAGGTGTTCAATGTCATGACCGTGAATGAAAGAAATCGTCTGTCCAAATTTCTGTTCAACAGACCTGGACGGATATTGTTCGATTTCAAATTCGATCCATTGACCATTGAAGATGCCATGCTCTTTATAAGTACAAAGACCACCATCAAAGATCCTGAGCGTCTGAAGGCTTTTCTTTCAAAAGTGTCCAATCTGTCCTATGATATCTGTGACAAGATCGCATATGTGGTGGACATATACGCTGACACTTTCGATGATGTCCTTTCACACATGAACATTGAAGTGGGAGAAGTGAGTTATCGTTGCAGTCTTATGAAAACTACTGAAGAAATTGTTAATTTTTTAGGAAGTTTCATGTTAGGACTGCACCATACTCCGTACTATGATTGGTATAAAGGTCAAAAGGAGTATCATTTCAGACTTATTGATCCTTCAACTGTAGGACAACTTCTCAACGGTGAATCTCTTGCAGATGTTCCCTTGGAAAAGCTACATGTGACCGATCAGAATGCTGACAGACCTGTAGAAGCTACAAAACTGCTGCAGGATCCTTTCAAAGGTATATTCCTAAGGTTGGAAAGGATCATTGTACCGAAGAACCAGTATCACAATCTGAGTCTGGTTTATTGACAAATAGGGGAAGTGATGGAATGGAGACATTGACGGTAGAGTTTCACTCGTAAATGACCCGTAAGACAGATGCGTTAAGAGAGGACTTGTGCATCACACCACCGTAAGATCGTGTAGAACAACTCTCATGCAAGAATCGAATCTTGCCTTCACCTTAAAAAGCCGGGCCCCCAAGAAGGAAATTGAAAGGGGTCCGGTACTAATGCACCATAACTACGAGGGTTCGAATCCTCCTGATTGATAAGGAACGAAGCAATCCCTTAATCTACATAGTGAGGTAGAGTCAGTCAGCTTCCCAAGGGGTAGCAGTTGTAACAAGCGGGTCTCTCATGTAATATTGAGGCGAGTCTAACCGTAAGCAGCAATGTTTGTATGTTACAACTGAGTGCAGAGGGGTTTTAGTGAGATAGCTCAGTTGGTAGAGCATTGGTCTCCAAAACCAAGGGTCGTAGGTTCGAGTCCTACTCTGTGTGCGAGACTGGTTCGATTCCAGAAACCCTTGTAGTATGGTGAAGTCGATATTCACAGATCGCTTGCGCGGGTGGTTGCAAGTTCTATTGGGAGAATTCTTTGCAAGGTGACAGTTCGGAAAGACGAACATTTGGGAAGGTAGCTCAGGGGTAGAGCACGTCTCTGATAAGGACGAGGTCGGTGGTTCGAATCCATCTTTTCCCACAATTCAATAATCAAACTTCAATCAAAATGACAGAAATAGCAAAGAGAAATACTGGACTCAACAGTAAAAAAGGCAGACAATTGGCTTTAGAGACCAAGATCAATGAAATTGACGAAAGGCTCAAAGAGCTGGGAGTCTCTGATCTGAAGTATCGTGTACCGGGAAGTGTTACCAATCCAGAAACGAGTCAGAATACTGTGAACATCAGCGGCAGTACAGACATTCATTGGCTGTGCAGAGTATTGGCCTACTACAAGAACATACAGCATCACAATAAGCTGTTCTGCAAGGATGCCAAAATAAGTACTCCACTGCTTTTGAATCCACAAGGAATCCTGATCCAAGACATCATACATGATCTTGAATTGAGGATCGTGTATGTGACCAATCAAGTTGAGATAAACAGATTGCTGGCGATCAAAGCGGAACTTGTTCCATTCATGAACGAAGAGAGCCGATTCATAAGTGCTTTGAAGAAGGTCGATGGACTGTTAAAGTCTTAAAACGATCGAGTTCATCTTACAAATAGAAGAAATGAGAATTCAACAGATCCCAAAGACCGATTGCAGAACGTACAGAGTACGTGATCACAAGGAGATGAAGAAATATGTACGCATCAAGTTCTTTTCAATGCTTCCTCCAGGTTGGAGAAAAGATTCACCGGACACTGATTGATGCAGATCAAATTCATAGGACCTGACAGACCCTTTTCAGATATCCCTACAGCTACGATGGATGAATGTCTATCGTACTGTAGGGACAGATCTGTCCTCGGAGTTGATACTGAGACCTCTGGTCTTGATTTCACCAAAGAGAAATTATTGATGTTGCAGATAGGAGATAGAGATCTGCAATTTGTGATAGATGTCCGTTATGTGGACATTTCAGTACTGACCCCTATTCTTGAGAGTGAGCACATTCTCAAAATATTTCAGAATGTCAAATTTGATTACAAGTTCATACTGAATGAAGGTATCGTACTGGAGAACGTATATGATACCATGCTTGTTGAAAAGATCCTCTATTGTGGATATCCGGATGTCCGGGTCAGTCTTGCCGATATCTGTCGTAGACGATTGAATGTGACCCTGAACAAAGAGGTCAGAAACAGTTTCATCGGAATGACCGGTGAACCTTTCACAGATCATCAGATCCTTTACGGTGCTGATGACATAAAACACCTTTTTGACATCAGAGATCTTCAATTGGAAGAGATCAAAAAGGAAAAACTTGAGAAGGTCATGCAATTGGAGAACTACGCTTCACTTGCATTCGCAGACATAGAATACAATGGCCTGATAGTGAATCGGGAAGAATGGCTTGCCATATCCAAGGAAGAAAAGATCCTTTTGGTACAGGCAGAGAAGGAAATGGATGATCTGATCTATAATGATCCTATTTTTGAGAAGGTCATTCCAAAAGAAGTACAGGGAGATCTGTTTCAGGCTCCACGAAGAGTGAATGTGAAGTGGTCATCTCCGATGCAATCACTTAAAGTATTGCAACAGGTCATACCAGAACTGAGCAATGTGAATGGTAAGGAGATCTATGTGCATCGTACCAGGCATAAACTGATAGGAATGTACATCAGGTACAAGGAGAAGGCCAAAGTGGTCACTTCTTATGGTTCTGGATTTCTCGATCTTGTATTTTCAGATGGACTGATACATACCAGTTTCGATCAGATATTGAACACTGGCCGTGTAAGTAGTAAGAAGCCTAAACATATTGGGCCTTATGATCGTGAGGTCATAAGCAAATCGGATGAATTCAGGGAAACCCTCTAAACATTGGGGCAATCCTGAGCCAAGCCCTGCAAGCGTGCAGGGAAGGTGCAGAGACTACATGGTGCAAGGCGTTCTCCTTGCGTAATACATGATCAGCGTCCGACATCTCCAAATACAGAGATGATGATATAGTCCATTCCTTTCAAATAGTAAATGAAGGCATTGAAATTTGTTAATATGTTGGTACCTTTGCGTTATGGAAATAACAAAAGAGTGGCTTCAACAGAAGTGGATCAAAGAAGGAGTTTCTTTGAGACAGTTAGGTATTGACCTGGGACTTGGTCCCAGAGGACTTGAGAGTTATGCTGCAAAGTATGGTCTCAGATCTCAGTATAAAAATCATTTGAATGAGCAGAAGTTGACTTTAGAAGATCCTGTATTCAGGTATTTTTTGGGTTTATTTTGTGCAGACGGTTATATGGACAAGAATGCTGTTAGAGTATCCATAGATCTCTACGGAGAGGATTCGCGAGTACTGCTGGAAAAACTCAGACAATATTTTGAGATAACTACCCCTCTTGGAAATTACAAGACACCTTTAGGAGATAGGAATAGATGGAGGCTTACAATAGCTTCTTCTAAACTGTACTCTCTTTTGTCAGAGTTGGGGATTTCTAACAAGAAGACCGAAAATCTACGTCTTGTTCAGCTTGAGAACTACTCGGAGTTTTTGCGAGGTTTTGTAGATGGTGACGGTTCTTTTTCTGCCCCTCCAAAGAGGAGGGTGAGATGGTATTGTCATTCTGTGCAGTTCAATGAAGATCTCATGGTGCTTTTACAGATGGGAACTATTGCGAAACATCCTAAAGGGGGAACTACTTTTTGTATAGCAAAAAGAAAAGATCTTGAAAAATTCATTCGAATGATATATACTGATACCTATTATTGCCTTTCCTATAAATTGGAAATAGCAGAACAAATTTTAAGTAAGTAAATGAATATGCAACAGATACCTGCGGACAACAGATTCAGAAACTGTTTCAAAGCTCCTAAAGGTCATGTTTTTGTAAGTAGTGACTATTCCAGTCAGGAATTGAACATAATCGCATTCGGATCACAGGATCCTGTATGGCTGAAGGCACTCTCATTGGGGGAGGATCTTCATTCTACATGTGCGGTACTGGTCTATGGACAGAAATGGATAGATGCTACAGAGCCTGAATGCCTTTTCGTATCTCACAGAGAGAAATGCAATTGCAAAGGGCACAAAGTACTTCGTACGAATGTCAAAACTGTCAATTTCGGATTGGCCTTTGGTATGAGTGCGCATAAATTGTCAGCTACGATCGAAGTTCCATTACAAGATGCTGAGGAACTGATCAAAGAATACTTCATCAAGTTTCCACGAGTAAAAGCATTCCTGGAAATTCTTGGAAGATTCGGAGTACAGTATGGGTATTCAAAAACCTATGCACCATTTTTCAGAAAACGATACTATCCTGATTGGTTCCCTGGATTTGAAAAGATCCCGGACAATAAAGGACTTGCCGGTAGCATTGAGCGGGCCAGTAAGAACATGCCGATCCAAGGATCAGCTGCAGATATGACCAAACTGGCCATGTACATGATCAGAAAAGAGATACGGAGCAAAGCGCTTCCTGTCAAACTTGTCATGACGGTACATGATCAGATAGATACTGTCTGTGTTGAGGAATTCTCTTCAGAATGGAAGATCCGTCTTAAGGAACTGATGGAAGTGGCGGCAAACAAAGTGATCACCAATGGTCTGTTGAAAGCAGACACTACCATTTCAAAAGTATGGGAAAAGTAAAACGACAAAGAGATGTGATCAAAGATCATTTCGAAACTGGAAGATCTTTGACCGCAGGACAAGCTTCAATGCTCTATGACATAGGTAATCTTTCCACTGTAGTGAAACAGCTTGAAGATGAAGGATACAAGGTCAAAAGAGAAGCATACCAGACCCAGGATCTCAATCGTGAGATAGTGGAAAGGATCAAATATTCAAAAGATGAAACTACAGGGAAAATCGAAAAAGGATCTTGAACAGGATCATGTGCATGAACTTCTGGAAAAAAGCAATTTCAGAGGTGCTGTGGTGGCCGGTACAGGATTCGGTAAGAGCCGTGTAGGTGTACGTGCTGCAATGGCCTGTGTGCTGTTGGAGATCGCTTCAAACTCTCTCTTGAACAGAAAAGCATTGATACTTGTTCCTTTTGAGCATTTGAAGGACCGTTTCTCAAAAGAGATAGTACAGATGTATGGAGAAGAAGCTCTCAAACATTTTCATTTTGAATGCTACGCTTCTATAAGAAAACTTGATCCTTCGAATTACTGCATCACTGTATGTGATGAGGCACACCTCGGACTGACCGATCTTTGTGAACAGTACTATTTGAAATTGACAGGTCCATTGATATTTCTGACAGCTACATTGCCCGAAGATCCTATTTACAGATTCAGACTGTTGAACCATGTACCGCTGGTGTACAGCATCAGTATAGATGAATGTGTGAAAAGGAACTTTGTGGCACCGTATCATATTGTCTGTGTCTCAGTGGAGCTCACAGATAAGGAAACGGCTCTGTATGCCACTGTGAGTAAGAATTACGGGTATTGGAGTGGTAAACTGGGATTTCAACCTTTTGATACTGCGACCTACATTCTGAGAAATCAGAAGGTCTCCGGTAAAGATGAGTTGCTTGCAGCTCTTGGATTCTTCAGGGCCATACGTCAACGTAAGTTGCTTGTGGATCATGCTGAGAATAAGATCGTTCTCTGTAAGGAGATGATGGACATAGTTCCAGGTAAAAAACTGATCTTTGGAGGTGACAATGCATTCACAGATAAGATCTCTGCAGCCATAGAGGATTCTGCTGCTTATCATTCCAAGATCTCTCCTAAGAAAAGGATACAGGCCATTGAGGATTTCCGTACAGGAAAAGTCACTGCATTATGTTCCACCAAGGCTTTGAATCAAGGATTGGATGTTCCGGATGTTTCCAGTGGATTCATCCTTGGACTCACATCCAAGATACTCACCATGGTGCAACGCATAGGCAGACTTGTAAGGATAGACCCCAATGACCCTCAGAAATCAGGACTTATAGTCATTGTGTATGTGAAAGATTCTCAAGAACACAAATGGTTGAACAGTGCATTGTTTGAAATGGACAGTTCCAACATAACATGGACAAGCGCAAAAGAGTACTTGGAAGAACTGAGGTCCCGCTGATCTTTGTACAAAGGGAGGGATCTGAACTACAGGATATTCTCGATAGGGCCAAACAGCTCATAAGGGACAGACCTGAATACAGATTCGAGGAAGAAAAGAACCTTGGACTGCATGAATATGAACGAGGACATATAGATCATGAGCATAGAGAGCAATTCCACCTATTGGATCAATAGGAAAGGTTGGGACAAGTACGAGGCTGCAATTCGAAAAGCACATGATGAAGCTTTTGTTCGAATTCTGCACTCTACCAAGAAAGCTTCAGAAGTAATGTCCTCCAAATCAAAAACGGACGATGACAATGATCGAGATCGATCTTGAGGTCATAAAACAGGAAGATCTTACTCCTAATGAGTATGTCTATCTGTGGCTTATCAACAAGTATTTCGGATCGGAGAAGGAATTCAATGAGTTCTCATCCGATGCGTGGAATGTCGATAAGGAAAGGCTTCAGGAAAAGGGGTACATCAAGATCATGGATACTGGAGTGATGCTGCGACAGAAACTCATCAATCTGATGGGTGGGGATTTTGAAAGATCCTTTGCGCAGCTTCTCTCCTCCTATCCTATGAAAGTGGGTACCCCTGGTAATTACAGGGTGTTACGGGCAAATGATCCAACGGCAAAAGCCAATGATGTTGCCCGGGCCAGGTACCGTAAGATACTGCACAATAAACCTCAACTGCATGAGAAGATCATGAAACTGCTTGATGTGCAATTGAAAGCACAACGGGACAAGCTTCAGTATCTCCCAGCTTTTGAAGTGTGGTTGAATGCACGTACCTGGGAAAAGTGGGAAGGTATGGAAGCTTCTGATGGAAGCTCGGAAACAAGGATCACAAATGTCCTCTAATCCATTACTTAAGGAACTTCAGTTCCAATCCATTGCAACGGCGGTCAGACAATCGATCGCCATAGTGGACGGTGCCAGAAAAGGTGAAAGAGAACTTCTTCTCACCAAATGGCCAAGATTGAATCGTAATCTATTGGGCGGACTGCAACCTGGTAAGATGTATGTCATAGGTGGAAGACCTGGAAGTGGAAAATCAGCTGTATCCAATCAGATGATATTCGACATTCTGGATCTTGCTTCATTGGAAAAGAAAGAGGTCGTAGTGTTCTACTGGTCTTTTGAGATGCCAGGGTATCAACAGATACTCAGATCAGCTTCAAAGGATACCGGCAAACAGATGGCAGATTTCTATTCTGTGGACAGGGTACTTGATGATATCGCATTTGAACAGTTCATGCGCAGTGTGCACAAGTTTGTGAAATACCCCGTTTACTTTCAGAATCGACCAAGAACTGTGAAGTTCATGGTGGAAGCATGTGAAAGGTTTGCAAAAGCATACCCTAATGTCCTGATAGTAAATCTGATCGATCACTCCAGGCTGGTACTGGACAATGAGACAGAAAAGGAAATGGAGAAATTGAACAAGCTTTCCAAGGCATGCATGTACATGCAGTCCACAATAGGTACGCAATCATCTCCCAAGGTCATCAATATCCTTCTTTCACAATTGAACAGGAATATTGAGGACAAGGAAAGGGCCAAAGATCAATATCAACCATTGTTGACAGATCTTTTTGGTGGTGATTCCATAGGACAGGATTAACTACGTGTAATTACTATAAGGAAATCGTATCTATATTCCGGCAAAAACCCGAGATAGGTTCACTTCTATTGTGAAAGGAGCACTTCCTGAAAATATGTTAAGTTACAAATTACACGACAGTCCTGAATAAATTCCGTGAATTGCTGGGAACTCTGACCACTTGAAGGTGAAGACAATCAGCAGCCAAGCTTTGTAGAAATGCAAAGAAGGTTCAACGACTAACGCATGGATCCTGACCACTTGAAGGTGAAGGAGGTAAAGCGACACGAGCGCGGAACGCAGATAGCGAGGGTCTATCTGTGATGATATAGTCTGAGCTTGCAGGAAACTGTAAGAAGTAGAGATAAAGAGCTCTATGATAACACAACTGGCACATGTGGTCATGATGATCCAAAGACCCAATGATCTTTACGGCATTACTGCCTCGTACTGTGGAGAAGATCCAAAAGGACTTCTGGCAATACACATGGAGAAGAACAGAGACGGTCTATTGGGCATGATACCATATGATTTTGATGGCAGTCGTTTCACTGTCACAGAGCGTCTACGTAAATGAGAGTTTTCGAACTGAAGCCTACAGGGCAGAAAAGTTTTTATAAAAGAGCCATGATCGTAGAAACGGATACTGGCATATTTCTGCTGAAAAGTTATGGGGAAGAGATCGCAAAATGCGATCTTTCCATGGGAATTTTGTATCTTGTCAAGGCTTTCGAGGAACTTTCACTTACTTCCAAAAAGCATTTGAGAGCATTTCACAAGTTCTGTGAGAGCTATGAGGTGCCAAGTACAGAACAAAGGGTCTTTCAGATCCAAAAAGAAGAAAATGGCAGAGGTCATAATAATTGAAGGCCCTTCAGGTACAGGTAAAAGTACCTCTTTGCGCAATCTGGATCCAAAAGGAACCAATTCCGCATTGTTAGTTCCCAACAGTAAACCTCTTCCTTTCAAAGGTGGAGATGCATTATGGGGAAAACGGAAGATACTCGTATCAGAAATGAACGATATATCTCCACAGATAGAAGGTCTTATAA